TGAAGATAGATCATTTGCTGGCGATTATAAGTTATACGATAAAAATATGCCACCATGTATGATTCTAGCTGCCTTTGAAATACTGAAGTATATTTGCTCTCTTACGGGGTATACCTTGGAGCAGATGCTTATTGTTTCGTGCATAGCTATGGATATTGCATATCCGTTGGTTAATTTTAATGGCGATATTTTGGAATTTTTTGGTAGTAATCCATCAGGCCATCCACTCACTGTTATTATTAACGGTATAGTGAATTGGTTGTATATGAGATACTGCTTTGCCAACTTATCACCAAAAAAGTCTTGTTCGGATTTCTCCCGTGATGTGGCTTTAGCCACCTATGGAGATGATAATCACAACAATGTTAGCGTTCGCGCTAATTTTTTCAATCATACAACAGTTCAAGCGGTTTTAGATAGTGTAGGAGTTACATATACTATGGCAGATAAAGATGCGGAATCTATTCCGTATATCCCCATAAAAGATGTGTCCTTCTTAAAGAGAACTTGGCGTATGGATGATGACTTAGGCCATTATGTATGTCCACTCGAGGAAGAGTCCATAGAGAAAATGTTGATGGTTTGTGTTGAGTCTAAAACTGTATGCAAAGAAGTGCAAGCAGTCTCAGTCATAGAGTCAGCAATAGGTGAGTATTTTTGGTATGGAAGAACAATTTTCAATGAGAAGCGTGATATGCTTATTGATGTTGCATCAAAAGCTAATCTCAATGCTTATTTGAGTTCTTCTACCTTTCCCACTTGGGATATTTTAGCCGAAAGATATTTTGAATTATCTTCTTATACCGATAAGCGTGGTTTTGGCTTCGGTGCTAGTCGCCCTCAGACTAATTAAACGAGGGGTTTAGACCTTCCCAGGTCGTTAAATATAGGGAGTGCTTTTATAAATACTTTGGCACTTTAAAGTGACGCAATATCGTCCTTTGCCCACATAATTAAAGGTATATTGTTGGTTTTAACCAACTTCCAGTTATCCATGAGATAATTTTGCATTTTGTGAAAATAGCAACATGTTTTCTTCAGTGTACAAGAGTGACCCGACGTACTGGGGACTTAATTGTATATGAAGAGGAGACCTCTGAGTGTTAATATAGCTTAAGAATAAATTATCAGTGTAATCTCTTATGGTGTTAAGAGACATAACCTACGGGTGTTGTAGACTGGTGAACATCAAATTCAATTTTAATGTCTGAACTAATTTTAGAATCAACTTACGAATGTGAAAAGTGTGGGGACACTATAATACCCCAAGCGCTCTGTATGCGTGACGATACAGTTACATATTCAATGAAATTTAAAAAAAAAAAAACA